CCATTTACATTACCTCCATACCTTTTCAGGTTTTATTTGGGCAGTGGTTCCGCCGCGATAAGTCAGTAATCACAACAATAAGGCCGCCCCGATTGTGAAGAGGCGGCCCATCTCTATGCGGCTCTTAAGCCGGGGTCGGCTTGTATGCCACGTCCTCGATCATCTCGACGGCCACGGAACTGGCGCTGGCTGCCGCGCAGTGCAGGCCAATAAAGGCACCGTCGGGAATGGTTGCCGGGTCGATGCAGATATCGACGATGTATTTGCCGTCTGTGGTGGGAGTCGTAATGCTTTTGCCGTTGTCCTTGCGCACGCCATCAAGGTAAATCGGAACATCTACCGGGTAATCGGCAGCACTGGTACCAGCAGCATCGGTTGCGGTTTTCAGGGTCACGGTCACGTCTTTGCTGGAAGCGCGGTTGCAGATCGCCCGCAGGGTAATCCCCATCACGCCAGGGGTCGGTAGGGCGTAGCCTTCGGCCTTGGTGCTGATAACGGCCGGAGCGACCAGAACCCGGCTTCTGAAACGTTCGACGAGTTTGGTAAACATGTTGGCTGATCCTCCTTATTTTCTCGCACCCAGCGCGATGTAGGGAGAGCGCTTTTTGGTGGAATTTTTGATAGTCAGGGTCTTGTTCCTCTTGGGCAGGCCGTTGGCCCGGAAGATAAAGCGGAAGCAGTTCTCAGCCGTCAGGAACTGGACGTGAATGGAGCTTGCCGCGTCCACGCCGCCTTTGTATGCCAGCATATACTGGGACAGGTCCACGAAGTTCACGTCGCCGGCTTCACCCAGGGCGGAGCAGTGATCGCTCTCGACAATGGACTTGCCGCGCAGCACGTCGATGGTTCCCTGCTGTGTAGCCGGAAGGTAAACGGGAACGCCGCCGGTGCCGACAGGGAACTCCAGAAAGTCGAGCTGCTCGTGAATGTCAGGGTGTAGCAGCCAAACGGCGTTGCTCTTGTTCAGGATGCGGTGATACATAGCGGAGAGGTTCTTCCATAGCACGGTGCCGTTTTTCTGGCCGGCCTCTTTTTCGATGGTGACCAGCGCCGGGGAGTTCAGGAAGCCCAGGGGCTTGCCGACGCCATCGCCGGAGATGATACAGCCTTCCAGGGTGCGCTGAATCGCCAGGGCGAAGGCCCGATTGTAGAGGGTGTTGATAAAGCTGGAGTCGGCCTCGAGCTCGTAGGTCGCGTAGGCGAATCCCATCAGCTTTTCGAGCTTGAGCTCCTTCTCCTGCAGCTTCGGGTGGGAAGCGGGCACTGTCGCAGCCTCAGCCGCCCAGTAGACGCGAACGCCGCCTAATACGGTCTCACTGATGTCATCCTCGTCAACCTCGATCCACCTGACGGAGTTGGATCCGTCGGTCACGGAGTAACTGTCCACCTTCGGCAGGATGTCGCCCGCGGTCGCGGCGGTCTCCATCAGCGCGCCGGCGAAGTCGGTCTGAACGGCGAATCCGCCGTCGACGCCGACACCTTCGCTCGCACCCAGCGCATTGTGGACCTTCATCAGGTTTTCGGAGACCACCCCTTGCGCTGCTGCTTTTACATCGCGGAGCTGTGCCACCAGGGACCTGTAGGGCTTCGGGACAGGCTCGGCGACACTGATGTCGGACGCCACTACCGGATCGTTTACCGGCTCGCGGGCCTTTGCCTCGCGATCGGCCAAAGCCTGCAGGCGAACGATCTCCTTCTCGTTATTGTCGCACTCCTTCTCCATTGCTTCGTAGCTGGTGACCTCTTCCTCGGTGAGAGCCTCTTCCTTATCGGCCAGGACGCGCATTTCTTTCAGTAGCACGTCGTTCCTGGCGATAAGCTTCTGTAACTTATCCATGATCTGCGTACCTCCTGTGTGATTTTTCGCGCACTGTGACGCGCTTATCAAGCATCCGGCTATGGGCCGGGGGCTCTTTGGGTTGGTCCTGCTTTTCCTTAACTTTCAGCGCCTTTTCGATGGATTTGTTGAAGCTGTTTAGAATTGCTGGCCGGTAGGTGCTCATGAAGTGATTTTTCACCGATTCAACCTCTTCGGTGTAGAGCATGCCATCGGCGAAACTTTCTTCGATTGCTCGTTTGGGCGCCATGGGTGTTTCTTCATCCATGATCGCGGATATCTCTTCACGGGTCCGCCCGGTCCGCAGTTCATACACGTTCATGATAGCTTCCTTGACCTCGTCCAGAATGTCGGCAGCGTGGCGCATATCCTTAGCCTCGCCTTCGGCGTAAGTCCAGGGATTGTGAACCAACATCATACTGCCGGGGGACATGAGTATTTCCCCGCCAGCCATCGCGATGATCGACGCGGCGGAGAATGCCTTGCCGTCGATTTTGACGGTGACGCTTCCCTTGTGTTCCATTAAGGCGGTATAAATACCGATACCAGCGAACACATCACCGCCGGGCGAATCAATCCAAACAGTAATGTCCTGTCCGTTGAGCTCGGAGAGGGCCTTTCTGAATTTGTTCGGGGCGGCGTAGGGGATGCCATACCACGCATAAAGCCAGATCCATTCGTCGTCAATAATCTCGCCGGAGATCCTTATTTCGGAATCGCCAGCTTCGTTCTTGATCACATTCCAGAATTTCAAGATGCAGCGCCTCCTTCCCTTAACATTTTGTAGATCTTCTCGGTCAGAGCCTCGAGCTTTTCCTCGCCGTTGCCAGCGGTGCCGGCCTCTCTCATATTCTCAGGCTCCATGTAAATGTCGCCGTTGGGGATCGGCGGCATATTTTCGAGCTTTCGGATGTCGTTCACGCTGAGCCAGCCCCACTGACGACCCACACCGTAGGCCCGGGAACGGCTGATCTGGTCGCCGCGAAGCAGCCCGCGGAGGTCAAATTCCATGTAGTAGCCAGCGCGACGCTGAGAGGGGGTAAGCAGCTGCATATTTATATTTTCTTCCCAGCGCTTGAACCAGGGCAGCATCGTATACATGATAAATTCCAGCGACTGATGCTCGATGTTGTTGTTTGTGGCCCGGTCCAGGTTCTGGATCAGGTGCAGCGGGACACGGTAAACCCGGGCGATGTCCTCGGTCTGGAATTTCTTGTTTTCAATAAGTTGGGCGTCGATGGGCTTCATCGAAAAGGGTGTAAATTTCAGGCCGTTCTCAAGCAGCATCGGCACGCCGATACTTTTCAGGCCGGTGTAATTTTCCCCCAGCTCCTTTTTTAGACGTTTAAAAGATGTGTCGTTGAGCGTTCCGTCAGTTGAAAAAGCGCCGGAGGGCATGGCCGCGTTTTTAAACATCTGGTTGCCGAACTCCTCGTAGCTCCGGCCCAGGCGGATCGCGGATGCAGCGTATTCGATAGGGGAGAGCCCGATCACGCCGTCAAAGGATGGACCGGGGACGTGAAACACCTGGTCGCGGGTGAGCTCCTTCTCGACCTTGCCGCCGTTGCCGTCACTCACCCTGTAGCGCAGGCGCCTGGTTTCCTTGTCCCGGTCGATGCTCACCTGCTGCCACTGGTAGGGATGGAGCCCGACAGTCTGACCGCTTCTGTTGACCAACCGCTCACAAACGGCGTTGCCGCCGGTGTTCAGAGCGATCATGCAGGCTTCCTTGAAGTTGAAAGGTGCCATTTCCTCGTTCGGCCGGTCGTGAAATATTTCATAAATAGCAAGATCGTTTCTGCTTTCGCGCTCGTCGTCATTTATCTTCTGGTAGAGCTTCGCGGGTGCCGATGCGAAGGTTTCGGCCAGAACGCGGATGCAGGCGAAAACGGCAGTATACTTCATTGCGGTTGTGGTGCTCATCGGACCGGCGGGAACATTGACAACATCTTCGCCGATCAGAAACTTGTGCATCATGTCGTCGAACCTGTTGGAAAAGGTAAATCGGAGCTTTTGAAAGATGTTCAAGCTATCACCACCTTTTAGAGCAGGGAGCGCATCCCGCGAATGTTGTAAATAAAGCCGTTGTCTTCTTGCGTTATCGCGATGCTCATGGCGTTTATGAGCGCCACGATCAGGTCAATGCGGTCGATGCTCTTGTTTTTCATGGGCTTTATATTTTCGTTGCCGTCAATGGCTATCGCCACGTTGCCGAAGCACCAACGAGCAACGGGGTTCTCCTCGTGTGTCAGATGACCGGCGCGGAGTAGCCGCTCGATCTCCTTCATGCCGGGCGACATCCCGGCTATCGTCTGCGGCACCTTCAGCGATTCGATCTCCGATTTAGCCAGCTGCTGAGTAAGCATCCGGCTATTCCAGGGGTCGGTGCAAAGAAGCTGGACGTCGTATTGCCGGGCCAGCGCCTCGATTCGGGCCTGAACGAAGTCGTAATCAACGACGTCGCCTGGTGTAGCGTGCATAACCTTGTTTTTCACCCAGCGGTCGAACGGCACCTGGTCGCGAAGGATCCTTTCGTTCATTTTCGCCAGGGGAATCCATGCCTCGAATAACACCCGCCAGCCATCGATATCTTCCTGTGGCGGGAAGAGGACCGCGGCAGCCGTCAGGTCGGTGGTGCTCGCCAGGTCCAGGCCAATATAACAGCGTTTACCGGCCAGATCGCCGTGGCTCCATTTGCCGACGGTGCTGTCCCAAAGGGTAAGCGGCAGCCAGCCCAGGGTTTTGAGCGCCACCCACTGATTAAGCCGGAGCCAGCGAAA